TGGGTGCGCTCATAGACCACCTCGCCGCCTTTGAGGACACTGCCGTTGACGCTGACGGTACCCTTGACCACATAGGTCGGCTCGCCGCGCTCAGCGGAAACCTCCACCTCCCAGTAGATGCACTCCGTGCCGTTCATCATGCCCAGCTTGCACTCTGCCGTGAAGTACTTCACGGCGGGGACGCTCAGTTCGTACGACCTCCTAAGACGGACGGACGGATATGATGGAGCGTTGCTCACAAGCGATGACAAGTCCATGGGAGCGTCGGAAAGGACGGTCTCCTTCTGGACTATCAGCCCCTTGGTGTTGTTCGCGTCGTAGTCCCCGCTCCTGAGGATGATGTTGGCGTTGGTCGAGTTGGTGGCGCACATGAAGGTGAACTTCTTCCCGATGCACTGCCTGAGGTCGCGCATGGACATGCCGTTTCCGTTGTCGTATATCATCATGTAGGAACCGTCCTTCATGGCCGAGGGGAGGATGAGGGGGAAGCTGCCTCCTCCAACGGGCGGAATCCACTCCACCACGCCGCCCCACTCCAGGGGGTTGAAGAACACCGACACGCCCGACTGCAACGGCATCTCCTGCACGAGGTTGTTCAGCACGCCAGCCACCGTAGCGTTGTTCATCGTTGCGTTTCCGTTCGTGTCAACGCTGAATCCGTCGTTGATGGTGGTGTAGCCTCTGAGGTCTATCTTGTCGGCGGTTATCTTTATTCCCGCTATCTCATTATTGACGTAAGTCTTGATTTCAGCGGTCTTGGCGACGCCTTGGCTGTTGACTTGTGTGGAGAAGAGGCTGGCGAAGTCGCTTTCAACGACCATTCCCGATGTGGCGTCGTCGATTTCATCCTTCACCTGCATGAGTATCTGATCGGAAGTGATGCTGATGAGAGAGCTGGTCACAGCGTCGGTGTCGGCGTTGAGCACAAGCGAGCGGATGCGTACGTGGCCGCTGTCAACGCTGAAATAGAAGTCGCCCGTGGCGTCCCACCGCGTGCGGAAAACCTGACGTGTGAAGCCTTCCGTAACCGCCACCGCGCCGTTGAAGAGGGTCTTGTCGCCGAGACGGACGCTCAGCGCCGATGCCTCCAACACCTCGATGTAGAACTCCAGATAGACGGGGTAGTCCGTCATGCCCTGCGGTATCGTGGGCAGTTCCTTGAAGTCGGCGTTGCGCTGGCGGATGGCGTGAGGGTTGCCGCTGAGCACGTCGAGAACAGACGTGCCGTTCTCCACCACGTTCCTGACATAATCATACGTTCCCGTCATGTTGCCCGTGACCTGCCACTTCTCGAAACCCGCGAAAGATGGGTTGTAGAGGTACTTGTTGCCCTGGTCGGCGATTTTCTGCGTCACTCCGAGCGTGATGCTGTCGGCTGTCTGCCGGATGGTGGAGGAAGTTTCGGTGAACTTGTTCTCCACGTACTGCGTGAAGCCGTTGTAGGTCTGAATCCAATCGCTGAACAGAACGGGTGTCATTTCGTGTGTCACAGGGTCTTCCACGTAGGCTGTGGCCTTGCTCTCTATCTCGGTGGCGGTCTGCCTGATTTCCGTCACGTAGCGGTCGAGCAGGGTCTCGTCAACGTTGGTGGTCAGCACTATGCCGTAGATGCGGAAGTGGCCGTAGCCGTAGATGGCGAGGTCGCCAAGACCGTCCCACTGGTAGGGGACGGTGAGCTTGTGGTACTTGTCGTCGGTGGTGGTGAGGTAGTTGCTCTCCACGGCGCCGTTGAGGTCGGTGTATATCACGGACGCGGTCTCGGCGTAGTAGTAGAGCGAGAGCATGAAGCTCTGCTTGATGATGTCCCCTGTGTCTGGGTCGGTGTCGAACGGAGGCAGGTCGCGCATGTCGGCGTTCTTCTGCAAGATTCCCCTGCGGTTGTCGTAGTTGCTTGCCTTGATTTCCAGAACGTCCATGCCAACAAGGTCGTCGCTCACCAACTTGGCGTAGTCGGCGCCGCCTGTAGATACAAGCAGGCCTGTGCTGTCATTGAGCGTCGTTCCCTGGGCGTCCGCCAGCTCATGGCCGTCAAGTGACATGAGCGTAACCGAAGTGCCGGGGAAGACGTATATCTCGCCTCCTGCGTAGTAGTACCAGTAGCTCATGGCGTCGAGGAACATGTTGTTGCGGATATGCCCCATCTCGCCTATGAGGTCCTGGCGGGTGGCTTTCAGGGTGCTGGCTATCAGTCCGTCGAGCACCTCGAACTGCGTCCCCGCGTCCTTGTCCTGACCGTTTATCCTGACGATGAACTTGCCTTTCAGCCACGCGTTGTCGCTGTAGAGGCCGTAGCCGTTGGGTTGCTCCGTTCCCTGCCAGTAGCTGTCGATGATGCCGTCAAGGCAGCCCACCCTTGTTCTCAGGTCGCCCGCGTCGCCCACGCTGTCGCATCCCGTCATGATGTCGATGCGGGGAACACCGTCCTCCGCCGCGCTGATCATGATGTAGTTCTGCCTTGCGGTGTCGGTGGTGTTGCCCATCAGCACGCACTCGTCACCGCTCTCGGGCACGGAACCGACGAAGTAGGCAGATTCGTCAACCGTCTCGTAGTAGCCGAAGCGGTCTTTCCTCACGAGTATGTCCTTCTCCCCGAGGGTCATGGGGGTGTCGTCGTCATCATATATCTCCACGCTGTCCCCCTGCGAGGCGTCCACCTCCACCCAGTAGTACTTCATGGCCGAGGAAGTGTCAACGATGGTGTCCGTCTCGCTGGTATCGATGTTGAAGCCGCTGTAGTTCCCGCCGCTCCAACGCTGGCAGCGCATGAGGTCGTGCTGAACAAAGGTGTTGCGGTCCTCGAAGGTGATGAGGTAGCAGTCAACGAAGCTGTTGTCTATCACGGCGTGGACTTCCTGCACGGTGTCTATCTTGCCGTCGGCTGCCGACACGAGGAGGATTCCGCCTACAGCGCGTATCTTCTGGATGACGAGCTCGAAGACGTACATGGTACGGCGCACGGTCAGTGTGTCGAGGGTCATGCACCAGCCTTTGGCGTCGTCCTTCCACAGGCGCATGCCGTTGCCGTTGAAGCCGTCGGTGAAGTTCCACGTCATTGTTCCCGCCGATTCTGTCGCTCCCGTAAGCTGCATGAACACACCCTCGGTTATCTTGGTGAGCGAGCGCACAAGGAGGCTCTGCAATTCGGAGTTCCCGTCCTTGTCTATCACGCCGCCCGTGCGACCAAGCTCGGTTGCGCCTGCGCTGTACTGGCCGAAGAGGATGCGGGAAAGGACCCTCGCCATGCCCTCTGCCGTGATGACGGTCTGCCCCCGGAACTCCGCGCTTCCCTGCACGAGCATCCGGGCGAGGTCGTCCACGGTGAGGTTGCCGTTAAAAAGGGTGGAACCGTTGAAGGTGTTCTGGCCATTGGCGTTGAAGTCTCTCTGGGTAACGAGCGCTGCGTTGTGGGTGACGGTGGAGTTGAAGGTGGCAGAGCCATCGAAAGTCAAATCTCCCCTTGCTGTATCATCCTTTATTTTTGACAGGAATAATTTCCCGCCCTCTGACTGAATGAGACTCAACAACATCGCAGTTGAAGAAGCGGATGATGATGTTTTACCGTTATTGAACAGGCTTCCGTTGTAGATCCTGTCAACCGCTGTTGTCAGTTTTTGTATGGTTGTCTGCTCTACATCGTCATTCAGGGTCAATTCGACTTGCGGCGTGATTTTCGCTCCCATGTCGATTTTGACATTTGCGACCGTCAGTTCAATAAGCGGAAGCGGTGTCATTTCATCGCTGTCCACAGGTATTCCCCTGAAAGTCATCTTCAGACCTGCGTACAGCCGATGGAAGACACTCAGTTCAGGAGTGCCAGCCGACTCCATCATGTCGATATTCCTTTGCAGGTATATGTCGTCAATATATGGCTGGTATGTGAACTTTGTCTCGTCGTTGTCTGCGAGATAGTCTGTCGCCGCCTTCAACAATCTGACTTCCGCCGCCTCGATATAGGCGTCAGGCATGTCTATGTTCAGTATCACAAACTTGTCGCCTGCGGAAATTCGGTTCACCTCGCTCGGGTAGTAAGTGCCGAGATTCGAGTCCTCCGCCCTGTTGAGTGTAATCATGTAACCCCGTTTCCCGTTATACACAACCTTCTCAACACTGCTGCCTATTTCAAATTCACGTCCGACGCAAGCACCTGTCTTCATGGCGATTGCAGGTGTCTCCCCATTCAGCTGGGCACTCAGGTCAAAGCCCATGTCCTTGATGAACACATGGAATGTTCCCTGTCCTTTGGAATCATCAGCCTCCACCCATGTGTACATCGGCTCAGCAGTTGACGCCCCGCTTTTAGAAGAGTTGCCAATACCGTATGTCAGTATTCCACTGTATGAAGATGTGAGATTATTTCGGATAATCGGAGTGAACTTCACGATGACATCAGACAATTCTGTAATCAGCACATTCTCCTTGACTTTCGCATCGTCTCCCATTTCCACGTCAGGGATTCTCGGCATGATGACTTCCTTAATCCCATCAGTCGGCACTATTTGTACAAAGTCTGAGATGTATCTTGCTCTCAAAGTTACGTCCCCTGTCAGTTTCGCCCTCTGGTATATGCTGACAATATAACCGATTGACAAAGGAGTGGATGTGCTTGTCGAAGTCACAGCGAATTTGAAATAGACCGAGCTCTCCGTAGGTGTGAGGTAATACCTTCCCTTTGTCACACCTTGCACTGTAAATAGTTCTCTCTCGCTTAGCGAGAAATAACCAGACTGAGGCGTGAAATCCCCATAGTCCGTAGTGTTGAACGAAGCTGTTGACGCTTGGATTTCGGCGTTGTATGAGCGTCCTCCTCCACTTCCTCCATTCTCAGGAAGGAAACCGTCACCCGTGTTCGCATCGTCAACGAGTTCATCATCATCCATATAGCCAACAGCAAGCAGTTCGTTGATAAACTCACTTGCCTGGTAATTTGGGAACGCACCGCTTCCACTTCTTCCTTCCTGGTCCTGTATTCCCGCGTTTCTGAGGTCGCCGTACGTCGTGTCCTCGATGGTCGGGTATATCTCAGGCAGATTGGAGTCAGAGCCATCCCACTTGGCGCTGTACTCATGTATTCCTTCTGTCGCGGTTGCGGCATCGTCACCCTTGTCTATATAAGCGTCGTTGGTGTCCCCGAGAACCTTTCTAAGATTATCAGCCCTTCGGTTGTTGAGTCCCCACTTTGTCGATGTGCCGGTATCGGTTCTTGTACCCTCTGGCAGGAATGTGCCAGGCAGCTGCAGGTTGTTGACTATCAGCGCCTGTGTCAACTCCTGGTTGTCTGATGCGTATTTCTTGAAATAATACCTGTACGGTATGTTCTTTGTTGACCCCATGGCGCGCAGCCTTGTGACAATCAACTGGTTATTGTTCGCTATGCGTCTGATTTGGAACAACCCCTTGCCTGAATCATATTTTGTCGGATAGCCTTCACCATACCCGAAAGCAAATGCGTCAGAAGAAGATTCACTGGTTATATTGCCAAGCGCATACCCTATTCTGATAGTTCTTCCCTTGATGCTATAGTTGAGGTCGAATATGTCATGAACATCAGCGAGAGCCTTAGCTACAGTCGTATTGTCAAACGTAAGGGTCTTGTCATCGGTGTGCGTAACGAGAACACGCGCTCCAGTGTTGTCTATGTATGTGGTGTCAGTATCTACAAGGATGTCCCAACCGCTTCCTGGGTATAGCCTGTCAAGGTTGGCTTGCATTTTCGCCGCAAGGACACAGACTGGAGGATAGACCTTTCCGTTCACTACTGACTCACCACAGTACAACTGAAAAGTCGCGCTACCTGTGTAGTTGGTGCCAAGAACAGCCTTATAACGCCCTGTTGACGGTGTTACGTCAAGCATCATGCAACTTGACAATTCGATGGAATGTGATTCAAATTTGATGCTTTCGTAAACGAAAGCGTCCATCCTTGACCCTATTGACGCTTTCTGAGTGGCTGACGGGATATAACCAAGCGTGTATTCCTCGCCACGGAACAAGCAATAATCCCCGACCGCCCATTCAATAGGCTCATGTGACTGAGCCGTGAACGTGATGTTCTGCTCACCCATGAACTTGTCGTTGAAAGTCCACTTCTCGACCGAATGGAACGCAACTGAACTCCCTTTGTGATATATGTCAAGCCTTACTGCCATTGTCAAAAAAACAAGTCCGTGATTACCGAATTACCGTTTACCATACTGCTTTGCGGATTGACATCCGTAACAGGGTCGAACACCGTGAACGTCACAGAGAACTGCGCCACGCAGTCAGGATCCTCATCTGACACGAAGAACAGCTCATCCTGCACCTTTGACACCACGACATCTTTCCGCCCCATACCAGTGTGCTCATTGTAGATGGCGAGCCTTCCACCTGTGGCGCCATTGTTCCTTCCGTAGATGAATTTGATGAAATCACTTATGTTATCCCTTATATCCGTTTTGTCACCGACAAAGAGGAATTTCACATCCATGTCGTACGGCTTCATGGGGATGGTTCTCGGAATGTACACATCAACACCATCCCTTTCCGGCCAGTCCCTTGTCGGCAACTCTTTCCTTTCAGGCCACATTCTGAACGGAATGTCCCTGCACACCACCCCGAAGGTGTCGAACAGCTCAACCACACTGCCCTTGCTGTAATTGATGCCATCGAAAGACAACTGCTGTATGTATGTCCTGCAAAACGCCATAATGGTAAAGAATTTTTACAAAGATAATTATAAATAATTAAAACACAGAATTTAGCGGTACTTTTTGTTGTTTTTTCTTCACTTTCTGTTTATGTTACCAAAGTATATGTGTACCTTTGCATGAAAAAGGTATTGAAACTTATGGATGATCTCAACAAAAGGCTTCTGAGTGAAGCGGTGGAACTCGGCTTGTGTTTAAAGTGGCAAAAGGAATGGAAAAGCGAGGAGTGGTCTCGGCAGGATTTGATTGACAAGATGTATGATGGACTTGACTTCTGCATAGTGCATCATTGGCCATCCAACGCATTCATAAAGCAGTATTTCCCGAAGCCGCTGCTCAGGAACAACAACGTGTTTGTCGATGACAAGTACAGCGCGCTTAACCCCGCTCACTGCCTTATACTCGGCGGTTCGAGAATCACTTGCAGATACAACGGCGTGTGGATAGGGAACGTGCATGTGAGAGACACAGCGGAAGCCATTGTAACCGCGAGGAACCGCTCGTTCTGCATCATACACCTGTACGACAATGCGCATGTTTCCGTAAAACAGATGGACGCAGCGACAGTGGTGGTCATCAAGCACTCCAAGAACACCGTCATAACCGCTGACGGAGACGTGAAAATTAAAGAGGAAAATCTTTCATAAATCTGTTTTTTGTTTTTACGATTAGTAATGAAGAAGGCGGCCGCTGTGATAGCGGTAGCCTTCCATGTAAGATATTGCACATCACCTCGTTACCTGATGCTGATACTGTCAACTCCATTCGTCACATTGTCGAAACGGTTCCTGATGCGCGAGACTTCATCAAACAGTGCACCGCTTCCGTCCCTCATCATCTCCATCATCATCCGCGTGTTATTGTCGATGTTTGCCGCATGCGTCACGCTTGCCGTGAAAGTCTCCACGTAGGAAGGCCACATCTGCATGAAGAACTGCTCAAGGGCAAGACGGTTGTATGACACATCCTGACGGAGTGCGTTAACATATCCCGCAAGGAGGGAACTTGTCTCTTCCGTCACTCCTGACACACCACT